CCTTCGTCCAGGTCGACGTCGTCTTCCCGATCCGGATCGGATCGCCGTCCCCGCCCGGGTCGCGAAACCGCACCGGGGCCATGTCTCGATTCCCGCGCTCGTACGCGCGGGTCGCGGCCGCGATCCTGCGGGCATCGCCTTCGGAGAAGCGAACGTGCGCCATCTCACAGCAGCTCCGGAGTGCCGAAGATGCTGCCGAAGTCGGCCGACGGGTAGAGGTCCACGCCGGCACCGTTGTTGATCACGCTCGGGGCCTGCCCCGGGGACTTCTTCGTGCCGTTGGAGCTGAGCGCCACCGGCTGCTTCACCGGCTTCCCGTCGTTGCCGAGGATCGCCTTCCGCTCCGATCCGACGAGTTCCATGAAGCCGACGTCCCACGGCATGGCCTTCCACGTGCCCGGGTCGAGGCGGAACTCCCAGCGGCTCTCGATGAACTCGAGCAGGCCGCCGTCGTCGTCGCCGTCGAGCTTGGAGATGCTTTGTTTCTTGGAGCCCTTGAAGTAGCACTTCCAGCACTTCGCGTCTCCCCCCGCCCAGGCCGCGTCATTGACCGCGCCGGCCGCGGCTTCGATGTCGGCGTCGAGTGATTGCTCGTCTTCGTAATACTTCGTGAGGCTCCAGCTCGTCTCCTCGCGTTCCTTCTCCAGGCCTTCCAGTGGGTCCTTCGCGGAGTTGGTGATCGTGTTGCCGGCCTCGTCCGTGAAGGCCGGGACCGTGGTCGCGCCGCCGCTCCGCTCCCAGACGTCCGCCGGGATCCCGTTCTCCTGAACGACCTTCCCGGGCGGCGGCACGTAGAAGGACACGGTCAGCATCCACAGCATGGCGTCGTCCGTCGCCGGCGCGAGGTCAAACTCCAGCGCTTTCAAGGCCGGGAACTCGGAGTGAGCCGAGCCCCACGTGATGCCGATCGTGGCCGTGACGCCGGCGACGATGTCTGTCCGGTTCGTCTGCGGGGTGTCGACGCGGATCCTCCACCTCTCCTGGACGCGCATACTCTCGCCGTACTTGCAGGCGATGCCAGTCGGGACGCGTTGGTAGCTCACCCAGGCCATGTCACGCTCCGTCGATGGCGAAGGGGTAGTCGGACTCTTGGCTGTCGAGGGTGTCGGCGATGTGCTCGAGGACGCCAAGCTGCTGCTGCTGGACGTCCTCGCCGGTGCCGCGCATCAGGCGGAACATCTCCGCCACGCCCTCCTTCGATCGGGAGTCGATGCCCTTGATGGCTTCGTTGACGCCCGCGAACTCGACGGTTTGCTGCACCTCGATAGGAGCCGGCTTCACTTCCTCGATTTGGGCGGCCGATGCCTCGGCCTGGGCGATCGCGGAGTCGAGGGCCGTCGTCAGCGGCCCGGCGATCGCGGCCCCGACCGGGGTCGCGTTGTCGGCAAACGCCGCCGCGAAGCCGGCCTGGGCCTGGGTGAGGTTCTCCGTGATCCCGTTGGATATTTCCTGATTGAAGGCCTGCGCCCCGGCCACAACCGCGTCGAGCGTGGATGTGTCGAACCCGAGGAACTGGCCGATCTGCTGGGCGATCGTGGCGAGCCCCTCGAACGCCCCGGTGAACCCGAGGATCACGAACCCCAGCCCGGCCTGGGCCGCGTTGAACACGCCCGAGAGGAAGTTCGCCGTCCGGTTGAAGAATTCACCCACTACACCCCACTGCTGCCCGACCTGGGATAGGTACGTGAACGTGCTCCCGAAGTTTTGAATCAGGAAGTCGCCGATCTGGGCCAGGAACCGCGCCCCCTGGAGCAGGCCGTCGCCGATCGCCTGGCCGATGTTCGCCCCGCCGATCGAGCCGACGAGATTGGAGAACGTGTCCGCCACCGCCTTGACCGCCGGGGCCAGGTAGGCCGTGACCTGTTGGACGACGCCTTCGACGGCCTTCTGGGCACGCGTGAACGCGTCGTTCATCTCCTCGACGTCCTGCCCCTGGGCGTTCGTGAGGGCCAGCCCAAACCGCTCGGCCTCCTCCCGGGCCTGGGCGATGCCCTCGGCCCCGCCGGCGAACAGCGGGAGCAGCTGGGCACCCGACCGGCCGAAGATCTGGACGGCGGCCGCGGCCCGCTCGGCCTCGGTCGGCAGGGCCGCGATGGACGACGCGATCGCCTCGAACCGATCGGCAGCGTTCATCCCGGAGAGCTGCTGCACCGTCAGGCCGAGATTCGCGAAGGCGGCCGTGGCGGTTGTCGAGCCCTGCGATGCCTTGACGAACGCGACGTCAGCCTTCGTGGCCGCGGCCCCGATCGTCTCCAGGCCGACGCCGGCCAGATCGCCGGCCAGGGCGATCCCGGCCAGTTCGCCGTAGTTCATCCCGAGCCGGGCCGCGAGCTTGCTCGTGGAGTCGATGACCTCCGCCTGGGCCTGCCCCATGCTGATCATGCTGCTGACGGCCCTGGTGGCCGAGCTTGCCAGCTGCCCGAAGAACTGGGCGGCGTTGATCGTGACGAGCGTGGAAATGCCGCCGCGGAGCCCGGCGAGGTCGCCCTGAAGCGACTTGAACGCCGAGCCGGCCGCCTGCGTGCCGGACACGAGGCCCGACGTCGAGGCCGTGAAGACGGCGGATACTTTGCCGATGGTCGCCATGGTCTAGCTCACCGTGTCCTGCGTGTCCTTTGCTTCACTCTTGGGCACGAACCGCGCCCCCGAGCACTTCATCAACTCGTCCTGAATCTCGTCCTCGGTCATCTCCCGGTCGGGGTCGTAGCTCGGCAGGAACATCTCGCGGAACTGCGGGTCGACCTGTGCTCCCAAGGCCTTCAGGATCAGCAGCGTCTGGAGGGCCGTTCGGCCCCACTCGTCCCCGAAGGGCTCGACGCGGTAGGCCGCGATCCACCTCCGCAGGGCGGAGATCGGGATCCGCGACTTCAGCCGCTCGACGTTGACGATCCGATGATGAGCCGCCAGCCGGTACAGGAACCGCTCGGTCAGTCCTGCCCGGCTACGGAGTTTTTTTCCACCTCGCTGATCTGCTCGTTGTCGTTCCGCATCACGGTCTGGAGGATGTGCCCATAGAGCCACATCACGTGGTTCGGGTTGGCCTGCATCACCGGCCCGACGTTCTCGCGCGTGAACATCGGCTCGCCGTTCTTCCGCACGACGCACGCCACCAACGTCTTCGCGACGAGGGATGCCGGGGCCGGCTTGCCGACGTAGGCCTGGTGTTCGGTCGCCACCGCGTGCCAGTCCTCGAAGACCGGGTATCGGAGGTAGACCGTCTTCGTCGTGCCGGGGATCGTGGCCTCGATCACCTCGGGCTTCCACATCAGCAGATCGTCGTCTTCGTTTGCCACATCAGGCTCCACTGAATCGAAACCGTGCCGTGCCCCGCAGGAACTCCCCCACGTTGCCGCTCACGTCGAATGTTTCAAGGAACGCATCGAGCGAGACCGATCCGGTCGCGAACGTCACGACCACCGTCCCGCGCTTGCCGATCTCGGAAGTGATGAACGGCGGGCAGTCGCGGACCTGGATGTCCACGCCGCCAGGGTCGACGCTCGTGCAGTCCCACTGCGCCACGACCCGAGCCTGCCCGCCGCTGCCGATGACCGGCGACACCAGGCTCGTCACCTCCTGGAATCGGGCGTTTCCGCCCACCACACGCCAGCCCACAAGCCGCCCCATCGGGGTGCCCGCGAAGGACACGGTCGACCCCTGGGAGGACGGTGGAGGGTTGTTCGTGGGCATGGATTGGCTCGCCGACCTGGATCACGTGTAGTCGCTCGTGTAGTTCGCCGTGCCCATCTGGAGCGCCCCGGCGTCGTTGGTCAGCTCGGAGTCGATGCACTTCAGGGTGACGCCGCCGCGGGTGATGGTGGACCCGACGGCCGGCTTCGTGCTGCCCTTGAAGTCAACGGCGATCGTGGTTGTGATGCCGTCGTTCGTGGACCCGTTCGGGCCGTTGTCCGGAAGGCCGGCTTCGTAGACCCGGAACGCACCCGTGGCGAGCGCGAGCGTCGAGGCGTCGAGCCGGTTGTCTCCGGGCTTCGTCACACGCGACTTCTTGATCGTGATCTTCGTGGCGCCTGTGACGCCGATGGACTGGCCTTGGGAACTGACGAGGGACATGGCGGCGGTCTCCTATGGGTTGGCGTCAGGGGGCGGGCGGCGGGTAGTAGGACCAGTTCGCACTCCAGGTCGCGTACTTGCCCTCTTCGTAGGTGAACTCGCAGTCCTCCAGGACCCAGCCCGTCGTGACCGTGATCGCGTCCGGCTCGAACTCGGCGCCCTTGAGGTTGCCGCTCGCGCTGCACGTCTTCGTGGCGACGGTCGATCCGCCGCCTTCCTTCAGCACCGGGTCGGCGTACTCGCGCTCCGTGCTGTCGAGGTCGGTGACGTCCTCCTTCGCGGTCGTGACCGTCGTCTCGACGTCCTTGATGCTGACCTTCTTCACGCCCGCAGGCAGCGACGGGCCGTTCGTAGGCTTCGTGGAAAGTGGCATGGATCACTCCTCGGAAAAACGGATTTCGACGGCGAGCTCGACCGTGTACGTGGGCTGCTCACGGCCCTCGAGGTATCCGGCGTCGCCGTCCCTCTCGTCGAGCACGAGGCAGTGTTTGATGGTCTCGCCGTGGGCCGTGCCGGCGAACTTGTGGGTGGCGGCCGTGATGGCCCCGGCGATCTGCCAGACCTGGACGTAGCTGTCGGCGTAGACCACGACCGTGTAGCGGGCGACCGGCTCGATCTGGTCGGTCTCCGGCGTGGCGTCGAACGTGTCCTCGAGCAGCTGCTCGCGCGTGGTCTGCTCGCGGGCGTAGATGACGTAGGGCGGATCACCGCCGCCGGTCATCTCCACGGGCCAGGCCGTGCAGCTCGCGGCCGCCTCGATCGCGGCTTTCAGCCAGTTGTGAGGGGATCCTGCCACGGTCAGCTCCCGAAACTGCGGGTGGGGTTCATGCCCGAGGCCAGCTCGTTGGCGGCCTTCTCCAGGGCGCGAGACATTTCCTCGGCCAGCCGAGAGGCGGCCGGGCCGCCGTATCGGGCGCGGAACTGCTCGATCAGGTTCCGCGGGCTCACGCCGCGGCTCGTGCCGAACTCCAGCCAGATCGCCTTCCGGCTCTCGAATCCGGCCTTGTAGCCGACCACGCCGTAGACGATGCCGTCCTTGTTGCGGCCGATGTATTTGGCCTTCGTCGTGACGGCACGCCGCAGGGCACCGCCCCGCCGCTTGAAGTTCTCCTTCATCTGCCCGCGGACGATGCTGGCCTTGATCGTCCGCGTCTTGCCGACCGGCGTGATGGACTTCAGCACGGGCACGCCGTCCCGCATGGCCCGCTTCATGGCGGCCATGAGATGCTTCTTAGCGATGTGCCGCGGCAGTTCGTGGAACCGGGCCATGAGCGCCCCGATCTCGCCCTGCATCCCCTCCCAGTTGAGCGAGATCATGCGACGGCCTCCTCGACGGTGAACACGAGGTCCCCGTCCTGCTCGACCACGCTTGAAATCTTCATCACGTCGCCGCCGCGCGAGTGGCAGACGAGCTGCATCGACGCGTCGACGCCCTCGAACTCCCGGCAGATGACGGTCGCCTGGCGGTTGCCGCCGATCTGGCCGCGCCGCTGGGCCTGGCTGTAGGTCTCCTGGTCGTAGGAGCCGAGGAACGGCCGGACCTTCGTCCAGGTCGTGATGCTCTCGCCCGACGCGTTCCGGGTCTGGACGGGACGCTGGAGCTCGAACCGATGCGTGAGGCGGCCGGTGGCGATCATGCGTCAGTACCTCCCCGACCAGGAGGACGCCGCGAGCAGATCGTCGAAGCCGACCGGCAGGATCACCGTCTGGTCGTCGGCCAGCACGCCCCGGTTGCGGAAGGCGTGGTCGACGTACATGAGGATCGCGGACTGGAGCATCGGGCAGAGGATGAAGCCCGGGGCCTTCCCGGCCCACCACTCGACGATCAGCTTCCCGGGCCGCGGCATCACGAACGTGATCTCGCCCGGGCAGAGGTCGGCATCGACCTCGAGCTCGCCGGCCGGCACGGCCTCGCCGTCGACGGTCACGGTGATCGGGTGGTCGGCATCGACCAGGAGCGGCGGGGCCGGGAGGCTCACGACCCGCGGGCACTGCCGCCACACGCCGCGGAGCTTCGTCGCCACCATCGTGATCCCCAGCCGCTGCTCGATCAGCCGGCGGGCCGCGGAGATCTTCTGGGCGATGAGGAAGTTGTGCTCGTCCTGCTCGGGCAGGAGGCCGATCTGGGCCTTGGCGTCGGAGAGCGACACCGGCTCGACCACCGGCGCGACGATCACGGCGATGTTGTCGGGCGGTGTGACGATCACGATCCGGCTCCCCTCACCACTGCCTGCTCGATGCACCGATCGGAACTGCGGGCCGCCGGGACGTCGGGGGCCGGCGTGGCCCGGCCGGTCGACGTCAGGAAGCCCGCGAGGCCGGGGGTCGCCTGGATGACGGACCCGGCCGGATTGCCGCGAAACTCGGACGTGAGACGGACGGGGACCAGCTCGGCCACGTGGACCTCCGTGAGGACCGACCAGAGCCGGCGGGGGCTGGCAAGTGCCGGCCCCCGCCGGAATCAGTCAAATGGATCAGGTCGTGGCCTTGGCGAGGCGACCGACGAACTCGCTTCCGTGATTGCTCACGCCGAGCCGCGTCGAGGCCACGTAGAGAACCTGGCGGCTGCGGACGAGCAGCTCGCGGGCCACGTTGATCTCCAGCCCGGTGTCCTTCAGGCCGATGGCGGTCGACATGCTGAAGTCACCGAACAGGGCCAGCGTCGTGGAGGGCAGGCCCTTCGCGATGTAGACCGGGGCGCCGAAGATCGTCGGCACCACGCGGCCGCCACCGACCACCATCGTGGTCTGCTGGGCCGACCAGATCTTCATGAGGTCGACGTAGCCGGCCTTCGAGCAGACCCACGCGCCCGTGCCCATGATGGCCTCGTCCACCCGTCCGACGACGTCGGCGAGGTTGGCGGCCGTGGTGTTGGCGTTGGCCGC